ACAAGATCCAACTATGAAAGCTATCACAAACAAGAAAACTTGCAGAGCATCAACATTATCTTGGTGGTCTCTCTTAGCTTTATCTTCTTGGACTTGTAGCAAGCAGCTGGTCAAAGTTGCAGGATTTGATTTGCATATTTCTATTCGAATAGCCCAATTCGTATTTTCACTGGCATTGGCTGATTCCATCAAAGTTGCTGTGGCTATTCCGGTTGCTGCACCTATGGCATAACTTGACATTGTTTATTCCTATAGTTTTAAAATAAAATATATAACGCAGTAAAAATTACAAGTGTCCAAAACATTGTTCATCCCCCAAAAGCTATTTTCATCATGCAGCATGAAATAATAATCAAACTTACAGCTGCAACTCCGTATGTAAAATCTTTCATGGTTTATTCTTCCTCGATTTCAAATTCGATTGTCTGTAGCAATTTATAATGTGATTTTTTATTACTTTCTGCGAGTCGCATAGATAATTCAGCTTCACCACACCTAATTCTCTCCGCGCTTTCATCAAAGAAAATTGAAACATAATATTTTTGTGATTTTGGGACCATGAATAAATCAAAAGTTGACTCTTCATCCAACTGTGTATATTTACCATTTTCATCAAATGTTTCACAAGTTTCAAAACTATTATTCTCTACTAATGCCACTATTTTATGAGAATTATTAGTTTTTCGATCAAAGCACATTATACGCACTTTTCTACCCTCTCTTGTAACAACTGGATCACCTGCAAGGGCGCGCTCGAGGTTAAATGGTTTTAGGTTTGTCATTTTAATAGCTCCGGGTGTTGATGGATGTTGCCGATAATTGTTCCCCTTTCCCAAGTGGTGCAATAACCTATAAGTTCATACTCTTCGAATAATTCTACTATTTCTATTCCGCGCTGAACGGTATCGATTATGTCGTTTTCAAATATTTCATTTCCATTTCTATCGTGTAGGCCGGTGAATTGCATTAAATTATTAAAAAGATTTTTTTTGCAAGCAGGATAATGATTTGCTTCTTGATGATAGAATTCAATGTTGAATACTTCTATCATTTTTTTCTCTTCTTCGTCCCACGCTCTAAATTTTAGTTCCCTTGGCATTTTGTTATTTAAACCCCTTCTTTCCTGCGCATTCATCACATATAGTTTTCTTTTGACCCAATCTATCGTCACCTAGATATAAACTTTCATTATCATCAAATTCAAAGTCTATTCCGCAGTAATAACAATTTTCGATATCTTTTGTATTTTCTTTCATTCTGTTTATCCTGTTTGATCTAATAAATCTTCTACTGCTAGCTTCATCGTTGAACCTTCTCCCCTTGGGCCTGCTTCTTCGTCTCCGTCATAAAATGCTATCCAGTCCATATGACGATAGGGAATTGGTGGATGTATGTATTCGACTATAATTTTAAATGTAGTTTGCATTTCATTAATTCTCAATCAATTGTTTTTGATATCTATATCCACCATAAATATTATCTAATCTATTGACTGCTCTACATGCTGATCTCAGAGTTTTATAAATTCCCATTACTTTATTTGTTTGTCTATCTATTACTCTATACATTTTGTTTTCTCCCGATGTCATTGTTAGTGAGTGCATGATACAAGAGCTGATCCCGAGTGTCAAGTATATTTAACAATACATTACCTCTTCCCTTCCCACAATCCACAGAGTACAATTGGTAATCAATTGCATAGGATTTGCATAGAGATGGCAGAGGAAGGCCGGCCCACAAAATTTACCCCGCAGGTAAGAGAAAAAATCTTAGCAGCGTTAAAGGAATTTTTACCTATTACCTTGGCTGCGGAATGTGCTCGCATTGATCGCAAATCAATTTATAATTGGATGGAAACTGGCAAGGAAGATATTGCGAAGAATATTGATTCGGAATATGCTGAGTTTTTCCACAATATAAAACAGATACGCGCTAAAAATGCCATATTTCTCATGCAGGATGTCATGGGGAGAGAGAAAAACTGGCAAGCAATAGCATGGATATTAGAGCGTACATTCCGCGAAGATTTTGGCGATAAAGCAGCTGAGATCGAAATAAGGGAACGTCTTGATCAATTAGAAGCCAAAAATTGTTCCACATAGAACATTGATAGGCAAATAGGAGCTATGCAAATGGATAAAGCACTCGAAGTACTCGGCCTAAATAACATCCAAGATTACAAATCAGTTAACTATCACGGTCCACTCTATCCAGTAAAAAACGAGCCAGTGGGCGCAATCAAAGCTTACAAAACAGCTGACATGCCAACCTCAAAAACCACAGGTGATGGTGCTCACAGCTCATGGCAGGGCAAAGAATCATATACTGCATGGCCAAGCAATGACCCAGGTAACATGCCGCGCGGCGAAGTAAAGAGACAACGCGATAAATTTGAATAGTCCTAGGGCTCTCAATGCAATGTGGATCATGTGGTTACCCTGAAACCAGGGTCGTAGATACAGTCCCGAACGATAAACACAATACAATCCGACGCAGGCGTGAATGCTTGCGTTGCGGTGTCAGATTTTCCACTCAAGAACAACTCAAGGTCAAGAATGAAGCCAGAACTATTAAAACGTCTTGATGCGTTAGAAAACTCACATAATCAACAAATCACACAACACATAATCACTGATGAAGAGAAGAGTATCATTTATGCGACACCCAATAATCACACATATATACCGACTGCTACAGGTAGTATGTGGCATAACGACGATTCTTTTGTGCGTCTTATTATGGGACCTTACGGCTCGGGTAAATCAACTGCATGTATACAAGAGATTGTCCGTCGAACCTGTCAAATGCCAGCCTGGTACAATGGCAGACGAAGAGCACGTTGGGCCATCGTTAGAAACACGAGCGGGGAACTCCAGTCAACCACGTTACAAACTTGGTTAGGTGATTTAGGTGATATTCGCAAGAGACAGAAACCTATTCTCACATATGAGCATATCTTTAATGATGGTCATGGTGTTGTTGAATTAGAAATTATATTCCTCGCTTTGGACAGGCCAGATGATGTCAGAAAGATTAAATCGCTTGAATTGACAGGTGTATATCTCAACGAATTATCGGAGTTGCCACATAATGTTCTTTCACATTTTAAAGGTCGCGTTAATGGGCGCTATCCTTCTCGTTCTTTTTGTCCTGAGCCTTATTGGTCTGGAATTATTGCGGACACCAATCCGCCAGAAACGGATCACTGGATTTATAAAGATTTTGAAGAAAAACAGATTGAAGGATATAAGATCTTTCACCAGCCGCCGGGATTAATAAAAGATGAAGATAATATTTGGGTTCCTAACCCTAATTGTGATAATGCTGGACATTTGGCTGTCGATTATTATGTTAAATTGGCAAGCGGCCAGACACAGGATTTCATTAACGTATTTTGTCTTGGTCAGTATGGTTCTGTTGGGACTGGCAAGCGGGTCTTTCCTGAATTCAATCTTGACGTACATGCTGTCGATACCATTGAGATAATGTACGGTGAGCCAATACATTTAGGTTGGGATGGTGGATTAACTCCAGCCTGTGTTGTAACGCAAATGTCGGCTCGCGGTCAGTTTCGAGTGCTGAAAGAATATATCGGCGAAGATATGGGGATTAGAACATTTGCTGAATCAGTAGTATTACCTGGATTAGCTAGGGATTTCCCTTATTGTAAGATTGGCATATCGGTATTTGATCCAGCTGGGGCGGCAAGAGATAGCATATTAGAGGAAACATCCTGCATTAATGAATTAACCTCGCTTGGAATCAAAACGGAAGCAGCGCGCACAAATGATTTAGAGCCTCGCATTGGTGCAGTTAGATTTTTTCTTAATCGCATGACTGACGGTAAGCCCAGTTTTATTATCTCTCGCAAGAATTGCCCGCAATTAATTAAAGGATTTGTAAAAGGATATGTTTTTAAGCGATTAGCTGTGACGGGTGAAGAGCGATATAAAGATAAGCCGGAAAAGAATATTTCCTCACACCCAATGGATGCTTTGCAATATAATGCTATGGAATTTGCAGCGGATAGAATTGCTGCGGAGAAAGCGCCAGTTGAAAAGATTGATATGAATAATCCTACGATGAGATTGTTTATGACTAATTAGGGGGAAGTAAATGGAAATTGATTTAAATCAAATATTTTTTCAGATAGTAAGTGAGCACTCTGAATTTATTGATATGAAAATTGTTGAAGCACTAGAAAAAATGCCACTTCAAGAAATAATGGATAAGATTATAGAAACAAGAATGATTTCTAATTTTGATAAGTTAGCAGAATCTTATCTTAGTAGATTAAGTTATAAACTTATTGAAAAAGAAATATCAAAGAAAGTACCAAGAATATATAAAGAATTTAAAGCTAAAATTGATATTTTTATTTATCGCCAGATGAAAGACTATATTAACAGTGATGAATTTAAGAGAGGATTGTTTAAAAGGTTGAAAGGTTAATAATGTATATATCAAGCGATAAAGAAGACATTGAATTGCATTTACAAAGACCGCCACTGAGAATGAGCGAGAAAATGATGGGAATATTTGGCAATAGTTGAAAAGATTGATATGATGAATCCTGGATTTAGGTGGACGAATTAAAATTATGATGCACCCAGATGATTACAAAATAAGATGTGATAAACATAACTTTAAACCATATGAATATTGCGAAATGTGTATGATAAGAAATTCACTTCAAGCAACAATTGAATCACAGACTGAAATGGTTGAAAGAGCATGCGCATCTATGAATTTAGCTATATCAGTTATCCATGATTGTTTAGATAATTTAATGTCTAGAATAAGCAAGTTGGAGAAATAATATGGGATTATTGAGCGATATATTTAATCCATTTAATATATTTGATCCAGTCTCAACATAATGTGGTTATCCTAAAATGAATGGCTGTAATTGTCATATTTGTTATGGAGCTCAAATGCAACTTAACAATCAGCCAGAATATATGGCAGGAATATCTCAGCAAAAGCAGTTCCATGAGCAATCCAGGCGATATCAAGATCA